TCCTGCGTCTTCGCCTTCAGAGCATCGGTGTGCTTCTTAGCCATCAGAGCCCCGCCTTCCGCCGCGCGTCTTCCTCGGCACGCTCAACGCCGCGCATGAAGTCCTCTTCGTTCTCATGCAGCGACGTGGCCAACTCGTTACCGGGCGTGAGCGAGTTCGGAGAACCGGGCGCCCCGAACTCGACAAGGTTGCCAAGCTCACCCGACGGACGCTCCTTGTCGTACCCGATCTCCGACTGGATGATATGCACACCGAAACCGGAGAAATGCTTCACCTCGAAATCGATCGCCGCCGCAGCCTGCTTGAAGTGCTTCCGCCGGCCAACCTTCCGCGACGCCGCGCGCTTCACATTCACCGACGTGAACTTGACCGCAGACTCAAGGAAGGGGCCGATATTCTTCGGCACCGACTCAAGGTCAGCAGCCAACCGATTCAGCTCGGAGAAGTCAAAGCTGACACCATCAGCCATCACGTCACCCGTTCGACGGGATACCGCCACGCCGTGACCTGCCCCGACTGCGGCTCACCCTTGGTCCGAAACTCACGACCGACCAGCGCCGAGTCAGACGTCGACGCGGTACACCGCCACCGGACATTCACGGTCACGTCGGGCGTAGCGCCGACGGCAACGTGGATCTCCACGTCCTGCACCGCGGGCACCTGTGCACCCTGCTCGCGCTCTGACACGGTCAGTGTCGGGTACTTCACCCGACCCGCCACCGACGCGTAAACGGTCACCTCAGACTCGGTAGACAGCCCGTCCGCATCCGGCTCACTGCGCTCAATCGTGTAAGCCGCGAACGTCTCCGTGAACCGGGCTTCAGCCTGCCGGCGTCCCATGCTGAGTGCCCCTACATGGATACTCACTTCGTGTCCACCACCCACGCGGAACGCCCGTACCGTGCGACAAGGTAGTCACGCAGATGCGGGGTGATAGTCATGCCGGCCGATGAGCCGCCGTCCGCGAACGCGTACCGGAAGTCGTCGATCGCGACCGAGCTCAGCCCGCCCGCATTGAGTCCCAGGCCGGCCTGGGCCGTCAGGAGCGCGCTCGACACGATCGCGCAATTGATGCCCACAAGGTCAGCAGGCGGGTCGTCGAGACCGAATGTGAACGTGATATCCACGGCCTCGTCGCAATCCACGATGACCGTGTCCTCGCGTTGCGTGTACTCCACAGCAACCCCCTCGCGCTCCACAGCATCCACAGACACCACAAAGTCCTGAGGGAGGTCCACCCGGCCCCCAGACGGGTACGCAACGTACGTCGCCTGGGTGGCCGGGTAAACCTGATTCCGCATCACACCACGCATCAGTGCCGCCGCATCGTCAAGCAACGCGACGACCTGTTCCTCCTCCGACGAACTGAAGGTGCGCCCAAGACGCGCCTCCAAATCGGAAGCGCTGGCGAATGCGGCCATACTCAGACCGCCAGACCGCGGATCACGCCGTGCGAAAGCGCGTTGCCGTACTTGAGGCCGATCTCGCCGTAGATCTGCGACTTGATCGACGCACCCGTGCGTGCCAGCTCTTCCTCGAAGAGAACACCCTTGCCGGGGATCTCGAGGAACACGGGGTCGATCTGCTCGAGCGAGACGAGCGCGATCGTGTCCGCCGCGAGTGCGCGCTCGATGGCGATGTTCAGCGTGCCGAAGTCGGTCTCGAGGGTCTGCATGTTCAGACCACCGACGTTGCGGGTCCCACCGAACGGGTCGGCCTTGGCATACTCGGCCGCGTACGCTGCGGTCAGTGCGCGCTTCTGGCGCGAGCTGACGAACAGCGTGGCGGTCTCCTGCTCGGAGATGCCGCCGTTGTCCCAAACGGCCTGCATGAACGAGTTCACGAGGTCGACGGTCAGCGTGGTGCCGGCCTTGATGACCGAAACCGTTGCCGTCCCGATCGTGATCGCGGAGCCGCCGAGGGTCGCGGAGACCTTGAACGACACCGTGGTCGAGACGTTGACGACGTAGTAGACGGTGTCCTGGCGGATCGCGGTGGAGGCGCCCACGTTGGTGAACACGACCTTGTCGCCGTTCGAGAACGCGTGCGTACCAGTGATGGTGTCCGTGGCGGCGGACGCGTTCACAACCTCACCAGTCGCGACACGGTTGGTGCCCGAGATCACCGAGAGGAGTCCACCGGTCTGACGCGCGGAACCGTTCGTGGACGGGTTCGACTCGACCCCGTGCCAGAACGAGAAGTTCACGTCACGGGCGATCGTCTTCAGTGCGTTCGCGACCTGATGTCCGTGCTCGTCCGCAACCGGGTTCGGCGCACCATCTGCCGAAGTCCACGGCGCCGCCTCAACGGTCTTGTACTGACCCGAAGTGGCCTGCTTGGTGTACGAGGTCGACACGGCCTCCTGGAAGATCTGGACCACGTTGTCAACGTTGGACCGCGACCGCTCCTCAGCGGTCGGCGCGTCGGCGCCCTCCAGGCGTGCCCGAATCTCGGGAGCGCGGAGGTCCTCGGTCTGCCACTCGAAACGAGTCGAGGACGTCGAAGCGCCGCCACCGATACCGCCAGCCGCGGAAAGCAGCGGGGTGTCAGTGGGGGTGATGGCGATGAGTTCGCCGTGGAAGTTCGGGAGGTTGAACGTCGTCCCGAGACCAGAAACAGTACCCATTGTCTAGCCTTTCTGTGCAGCCTTCTGCTGCTTGAGAGTCGCCACGAGGGCGAAGTTCCGTGCCGCGGTTGCGGCCTTGATTGCTTCTTCGAGTTCGTCAGACGCGGGCTTGGCGGGCGCTTTGGCCCCACCGTCCCCTCCGCCCTGGAACCTGCCCTGCTGAGCCGCAAGATGCGGCTTCTTGGCAAGGAGTTCAGTGACGGCATCTGCGAGCGAGTCAGAGTCGACGTTCCCGTCGTCATCGACCTCGAACGAGTCGGGGTCAACGATGTTTGGGTAAGCGAGGATGTCGGTCGGGTCCGCCAGCTTCCCCGTCGCGGCGGCCCGAAGGTTCGCCTTCACAACGCGGAGATTCGCGGATCTGGTCGCCTCTGCGCGCGCCTCAGCCCTTGCGGCTTCGATCGCCTGCTCTTCGGCGGGCTTGTCTCGCAATGCGAGTTCGGCGCGCATCCGGTCGAGTTCGGCCTTCGCTTCTCGCGCCTCAGCTCTCGCCGCGGCACGCTCGGCCTTCATCCGATCCAGCGCCTGCTTGCCGGCGTCTCCGAGCGCTTCAGCGCCCTCAACGGTCTCCGGTGAGGCATCCTGTGTTTCGTCGTCCACCGTTGCGGTGGTTTCCTGCTCTGACATGAGGAATTGCTCCTTATATGGGATGGGTGCAGCGTTGCGCCGCGTTCTTCCGCCCGTAAGGAGCGGGAAGTCAGTAGAGGTACCCGTACCGCTGTAAGAGCTCGCGGGCACGCTCGGGAGTGGAAGCCATCGACATGATCTGCTCAGGCATCAGGCGGAGCGTCCGAGATCGCCGATACCGGTCCATGCCGTTCTTGGTCAGATCGTTCTGCGCACGCCCGAACACTCCACGCGCCGTCGTTCCCTCGACGGTCGCGTAAACCATCAGGGGGGATCCGTCAGCGCTCACCCCGATCTGAATCTGCTTCAGCCGGGAGGGTCCGAATGTGCCGTCCGGGTGCTTCTTCGCCTGCGTGTACATCCCCCGGCGCGCGTTGACCACCTTGGCTGGGTCGGCACCCAGCCGAATCGCCTCAGCACCAGACTTCGTGAACACCCGGTCCTGCTCGGCCTCCGACAACGACTCGAAGTAATCCTCAGATGACCTGAAGAACCCCTCGGGGAACTCGTCGTCGAACAACGGCATCGACGTGCACCTACACCCCGGATGGCGGTCGAAGTCAACCCGCCAGCCCTTGATGCCAGCAAGGATCGCGCACCTCGAGCATGCACCCGGGTGCAGCACCCGAACCGAGAACTGCGACCCGCGCCCAGTCGCCAACGTGTCGTCGGCCGATCGGCCAGCGTCCCGCACCAGCGTCGCCGCCATGACGGCCATGTAGGCCGCGCCGGCGCGAAACGCTTGCCCGACACCGACCCCTCGCCCGATAAGCGACTTGGTTGTGGTCACTGCCGTATAGAGCTCGGGTGCGACCGCTCGCCCTTCACGCGTCACCCCGCCAAACGCCTGGGGCACCACGCGAGCCGCCTCAACGCCGCCGTTTTGCGCGCGCAGGGCGGAACCCACGTAACTGGTAGATAGCGCTGCGGCCGACACCTGGGCGGCGGTCACGACCCTTTCGACTTCCGGGGCAATGGCGGACCATCCGGCCTCGAGCGACCCGGACCCGATACGCGCCCACAGCAGGGATGTCTGCCGGGAGGCTTCGTCCGAGACCGCTACGAGACGCTTTTGGTGCGCGGCGGCAATCTCAGGAAGCGTCGCCACCGGTCGGCTCCCCCGTCATGCCGGGCTGTTCGGCAACCATCTCGCCCTGAACAGCCGCCTGGACGCCGATGCTCATCGCCACATCGGCCTCAGCCTTCAGCATCTGCTTGATGCGGGCCATGTCGTACGGGTCGATGCCGTCCTGCTCCATGATCCACTCGAGCGGATACCCGGTCTGTCGCTTCTTCAGCAGAGCGTCCGAGAGTTGCGCGTCGTTCTGGATCTCCGGGTTCTTCCACACGATCGTCGACATGCGAACTTCGTCCGCAAGCGACGATTCGCCCTTGGCTAGCGCAACGAGGCGGAAGATTTCCTGGATCGCGGGGTTCGCGAACGTCTGGAACTCTTTCTGCTTGTTGACCAGACCAATCTCGGAACCCTCCAGACCACCCTCGCTCACGTTCGACATACCCACCTTGGAGATGAGGTACGTCGGAGGCGTACGGGTCTGGGAATGAATGTGCCCGACGAGGATGTCGATGACATCCGTGAACACGTCGAGCTTCGCCGCATCCCACTGGTCGACCTTCGCGTGCTCACCCGAGAACACCGCAAAACGGGTCTCGTTGAGCTCCTTCATCGTCAACGGCTGCTCAAGGAACGTGCCGTCAGACTGCGGGATCCGCCGCATGGGCGGAGACGCACCGAGAAGCACACGCGCCGGCATCGACGCGTAATCCGCAGCGAAGAACAGGTACGCCCACAGCAGGTTCACCGCGTTCTGCTTCGGGATCACCGTCTCGATCTCCGAGACAGGCTCACCACGCAGCATCGGCCGGTTGGGAACCTCCACAATCGGGACCACGCCCATCGGATTACGCTGCGGGTTCGGCTCCGTGCCGGTATTACGAAGCGTCCACGCGCCCCAGTTCCCCACGTTCGTGGCGCCCATCTGAACCGACTGTGGCTGCGAATCCTGACCCGCCACCGACCGCGGGCGAGAGAACTTCCACAGCTGATCCGCCGTGTAAAGGTTCGCGTACTCTGTCGACTCGTCCACCCACGTCTTCAGCGCCGCCGTCCGCTTTCGCGGATTCATCCAGTCGTACTCGATCTCCACGTTAGACGGGTGCTCCCACGTGATCTCCGCGTCGTCGCCCCACACCATCACATAAGACCGCTTGGCGTTGAACGACGTCAGGAACCCCTGCGACGACTGTGCGTCCATCTGATTCCGCAGCCAGTGGTCCCACAGTCCCGAAGCGCGCTTCTGAGTTGCGAGGTCGCGGACCATCGGGTCCTCGCCACGCAACTTGATCCCGAGAACCTTCGTCCGCTCACCGATCGCATTCGTCACCGACGCACACCAGTTGTCCGAGAACTCCGAATACCGGGCACCATTAGCCTTCAACCACTCATCCGTGGCGAACGTCAGCTTCTGGTGACCCGCGTAATACTGCTCGAACATGTCAATCTGCGGACGACGAGCCGAAAGACGCTTGTTGATCTTGTTGACCAGCGCAAGGGCTTCTTTCGAATCCATAAAAACCCCCATCGCGAAAGTCAAAGAATCCAGGTGTACTCGGCGGCTTCCTCGACGAAATCCCCCGCCGCGGTAGCGTCCATCGCCGCTTCATGAGCCAATGTCGACGACATGGCCTGATCGATCTTGAGGTGGTCGGCACCATGCGGCTTCCCGATGACATACCGCTGCCCGGTCTTCGCGATCATCACCGCGTTAGTGACGTGCTGCCGCGTAACGATGTCCCCGTCATGCGTGAACATCGACCCCGGGGTTCTCACCGCAGACCGAAACTGCTCAAGCGAAGCGTGCATCGGCGAAACCCGCGAACAACTCCACAGAACAAACACCTTCTGCCCGTACTTCGCCGCCCACCCGGCGAGCTCCGTCCGCCACGAGTCATCATCCGGAAACGCATCAGGGTCAATAGCACCCATCGCGGCGCCGGCCGGGTCCACGTAAGCCCGGACGATCCGGAACTGGGACGCGATCTGATCCACCGCGGCAAGAACCTCACCACGCGGGATGAACCCGCCAAATTTCGACGGATCCCACACGGTCGACCGAAACTCGCCACCCACGTTGTACGTCGGCGTGAACTGGTACTGGTCCGCGGTCTCAAGACGGATCCCGGTCCAGTCGTTGTTATTCGACAGGTCCATACCCAGCGCCACCGCAGTACGGGGCGCAACCGTGATGAGCGTCTTCGACTTACGGTCGTCCCACTCCTCAGGCGTCAACCACTTCCCCGAACCAGCGACGAGGCGGTTCCCAAAGAACCGTTCCGCCTGAGCAGGGTCACGCTTCATCAACGACTTAGCCAGAGCCTCGATCGAGTCAAGGTTGACCCACCACGAGCCCTCATACGCGAACTCGTGGATCTTCCGGCGTTCCGCGGCGACGTCGTACCGCAGTACCTTGCCGTCGTCGCCGCGCATCTCGTTCGGGTCGCGGTAGAAGACGAACACGTCTTCCTCGCCCGCTTCGAAGATCTGCTGCGCGTAAGAGTTCTCCGTTGGGTTCCATGCATTTGTCGTGAGATGCGTGCGCCCACCCATACCGGCGGCACCACGAGCCTGCGTATCCGCCGTGTCCACCATCTTGTTCTGCTTGGTGTACAGGCCAGCCTCGTCCTGCTCCGCATCCGAGATCGGATTCCCGAGTCGCGACCGGGCAGACGCCGTAACGACATCAATACGGTCGAAATCATCCTGATCCGACAACCCCAGGATGCGGATAAAGCCCTCGCGGACAGCCAGCAGATGCTTCAGCGGTCCCAAGCGGATCATCGCCGTCAACGGGCGATAGATGTTCGCCGCCTGGTCCTCCGAGTTCGCCGTAATCTGAATCAGCGGAGACGGATGGCGCATGCCCAGCGGCTCGCCAGGCAGATACTCGTACCGGTCCGGTGAGTTCTCCCACCCGCACCCGCAACCGTTGTCAGCGCACGAGTAAACCTCGCCACCCTCCGCCCAACCGGCGAACACAGAAGGACCGCACGCCTCAAAAGCGACCTGCGACGCCGAGAACGGCCCCTTGCCGGTCTTCTGCGGCGCCACAATCAACGTCATCCGGTAGAAGAACGCCTGATTCAGAATCGGAGGCTCATCCGGCCCGACACGCTCCGGCGGAACGAACACCGCATCCTCGCGGACCCGATACCGGTTCGCGTGGCACCAGAACTGCCAATCCGCGAGCTCAAACGGCTTACCACGCGTAAAACCATCCGGAACACGACAGTGACGGGTGATCCACGCGTTACCTAGATCGCCGAGGGTGGGGAAGTCGACAACATACTCACTCACCGACAGCCCTCAGCCGGCGAACCGGCGCCACAGGACGGTCAGCGTCAGGTGCGGGGGCGTCAGCCTTCTTCGCGGCGATAGTCCACCCGTTCTCCTTCATCCCAGCCGGCGTCAAGCCAATCTGGTCACGGAAACGGTGCAACTGACCCACAAGAGACGCATTCGCATCCGGCTCCGTCTCAACAACCGTCTTCAGCCGGCAATACTCCGCAATGACCGTCCACCGCCACGGCTCACGAGACCACGCATCAGCCTGCGGCGTCGACCAAGCCTCTTCCCACACCGCAACCTCACGGTCACGGAACGCCTCCGTCAGATCCTCACTGAGAACCCGAGAACGGGACTTCTCCGCGTACACCCACTCATACCGAAGCGTCTTCGGCAGAGGAAACTCAGGAACCTCACCATCGAAACCACCCTGCGGCAACTGACCAAACGTCAGCCCTCGAGCATCACTACGCCCAGACGACGGATCCACAGAAGGTCCAGAACGATTACGTGCACCACCACTAGCCATAACCATCTCCTCAGCGTTGCGCTGGCCCCATTGCGAGACACGGACGTTCGAACATTGGTGCCAAAACGGCCGGAATCGGAATCTTTGAACCCTCCGCGAGGGTCAGAGCGCTCCCCGGCGGGCATCGGTCGGGCCGGAGGGCAAGGGTGGGTGGGCGTATCCATCCCGGACCTATCGAACAACCGTTCGATAGGTCCGTCAGTGGCGAGCCCTGTGCCAACGGGATCCCTCTTGGTGAAGGTCAAGCGCGATGTGACAGGGCTTGCACCTGGGGCTGTAGTGGTCTGCGTCGAGCGCGTATGGACCATCCGGAGAGTCGATCTCTGCCTCGGCATCGTGGTTGTATGACCAGTCCTGTGCGGGAAGACCGCAGTCCACACACGCGTGTTCGGCTGCTCTCCCGTGTTCTTTGACGATGCGGGCGTGCCACCCCGCGTATCCAACCGCGTCACCGACCCACCACGGGTGGCCTTCACCACTGGGCGGGCCGCCTCGCAGCACGACAAGCGGGTCACCGTTGAGCCGGTTCCTGCGTGCATGGAGTTCGCACAGGCCCTTCGATTCCTTGGGCCGATCGCACCCGTCGATTTCGCACGGGCCGATCTGCCGCTGCCGGAGGGTGATGTGCGGGCTGCCGTGGCGCCGTTGGCGTGCGGCGTGCATGGCACACATGCCGCTGTTCTCCTCGGCTTCGGAACAGTCGTGCACAGTGCAGGATCCGCGCCTGTGCCATGGTGCTGCGGCGAGGGTTGAGTTGCGGTAGAGCCGGTAGTAGTGCATCTCACACCATTGGTTGGTGGTCGAGCGTGGGTTCCGGTCACAATCGTCCGCCTGGCATGTCTCGTAGCGCGCGGCCATGTATTCGGGGTCGCCGTGGTGATACCAGCGCTGGTAGTGCTTTCCGCACCATCCACGCCTCCGGGCGGGTGCGTCGCAGGTGTCAATCGTGCAGGGCTTAGCTGTCTTGTTCATGGGTTGTTCCCTTGTCGGCGGGTACAGAAAATGCCCACCGCGACGGGAGCTAGCCGTCCGTGGGCACTCATCCCCGACAGGATGAGCAGCTATTGGTCGAGTCGGAATCCTCCGGGCTGGTTGCGGGCAGTCTCACGGTCATGGTCGGGCTTGCAGACGCCCCGGCCGTGAGCCGGGTCGTTCGGGTCCATGCCACGTTCCTCGAGCTGCTTGCGGCTTAAGGGCCAGTGGTCCGCGACGGTCGCCAAAGCGAGTCCACAGAGAACACACACCGGGTCACGTCGCAGTACGGCTGCCCGGAATCGTCGGTGTCCGGCAGTGCTGTACGGGTTACCTTCCGGCCGGCGCGCTTTGTCGGCTGCTCTGCGGTGCTGTATGCAGCGCGAGCCCTCGGACGTGGGGTACATGGTCGGACACCCGCTTACGGAGCAAACCCTCACGCGGCTCGCTTTGTCCTGAGTCGTAGGGCTCGGGCGTGCTGCTTCGAGATGCCGAACATGCGTCCCAGTTCCGCGTCGTTGCCGACATGGTCTGCGACCGCCCTCAACTCCTCGACCTGGGAGTCGGTGAGCTTCGCCGATCGGTGGCTTTCGCCTCTCGCGGAAACCCTGCGCCCCTTGGCGTCCATGTCCCGCATGTTGTCCAGTTGCGTGCCTAGGAACAGGTGGGATGTATCGCAGCACGGAGGGTTGTCGCATCGGTGGAGTACATTCATCCCATCGGGGATCGGGCCGTGTTCAAGCATCCATGCCACACGGTGGGTCGATTCGTACCCTGCACCGCGGGCGCCTCGGGACATGTGTCCATGTCCGAACGCTATGGTCGATCCTTGCCACTCGAGGCAGCCGCTCGCGGCGCGGATGAGTTTCTGGTTGAGCCTGTCGACGACGGTGGAACTGAAGCCGAGGGCGATCAGTGGCGTGACGTTCTGCATGGTTTCTCCCCATGTCGGTGGGTACAAGAAATGCCCACCGCGACGGGAGCTAACCGTCCGTGGGCTCTCGCACCCCGACAGGTGCAAGCAGTCTCAATGTCGAAGGGAAATGTGCTGGCTCGGCAGGGTTCGAACCTGCGCGCTTCCGATTAACAGTCGGATGCTCTGCCTACTGAGCTACAAGCCAATGCACACCCAGCCAGAGGCAGATGAGGTCTTGACTCATCCGCATGGCGGGTGGCTGGTGCAGCAGTTTTGGTTTGGACTCACCTGACGGACCACCGCGTGAAACCGTTCAGCCGACCTAAATACCTCACGGAGCAGTATCGGCAAATGCTTCCTGAGAGGGGAAAGTGTCTGCGTCCCCTGCAAGGGCTGGTAGCTGACCGTGTGCCCTACACCTCGCATCGGCACCTTGTCGTGAAACCCGTTTGCAGACGGGAGCGAGGTATGTGCCGCCACGAGGTCTCGAACCCCGCACCCTCCGCTTACAAGGCGGACGCTCTAGCCAGATGAGCTATGGCGGCAGTGGTGTGGTTTGCGCCGTCACCTCGGCGAGATACGGAACCCCCTACGGTTGCGTGTCAATCGTCTTCTTCGTCGTCGTCTGCGTCGTACGATGCCGCGTCAATCCACGTGGCGTGGAGGCGTTGGGCGTAGTCGAGGAGACCTGACGTGTTGTGTACGGGTTGGCCGTAGGGCCATTCCCGCATGTAGTAGCCGTTGCGGTCCTCAGCGTGGACCCCGTAGACCATGAGTACCCATTCGGTGCTGTACGCGCCGGGGAACTCGTCGGAGAAGTGGTTGGCGATCGCGGTTTCGAGGGCTTCTTTGGTGGTGTCGCTCATCGGTCGTACTGCCAGAACACTCGGCCGCCTGCACCGTCGCACTTGTGTGGGCCGGCATGACCAGCAGGCAGGTAGCAGGTGAGGTTGTCGGATTCGATAACAAGGGTCGCCGTGCAGTGCTCACCCATCGTTCTCCCTGGAACGTCCGTCATGTGAGCTTCCTGCCGGCAGTACGCATGTACCGATCCGCCAGATATCGGCGCTCGAGGAAGTTGAGCCCGTCGTTGCCGTCGAAACGGCGCGGGAGGCGCGTCCACCACGGCAGCCCGAGCGAGTATTCGGGCGAGTATTCGTGTTCTTTCTCGGTTGCGTCGCTCATCAGTCGTACCCCCGGTCGAACTTGTCGTCACAACACGCATCTGCGGCTATCTGCGTCGCGTACCGGGACGTGCAATCCGGGCACTCGAACTCAGACATGGGCGCTTCCCCTAAGTGAGTGCACTGAGCTTTCGCCCCCTGTATAGACCTGTTTGAACTCAGGTCAGATGCTTGCGGTACGCCGCAACGACGGACTGAACCTTGAGGGAGCCACCCGCTCAGTGTGAGTGCGGATCGCGTGGCAATTTGCGCAGACGACTTCACACTTGGCGATCTCTGCGACCACCTGCGACATCGTCTGGTTGGTGAATGAACCGATGTTGAAGAGCTTCTGGCTCGGGTCCAGGTGGTCGAACTGCATCACGTAGGACGGGTAGCGAACCCCGCAGTCAGCGCAGGGGATGTCTTTCGCCTGAGTGATGACGGCACGGATCTCAGCCCGCGTTACCCCTCGCACTCGAGCGTCATACCGGCGCTTAGAGCCGGTGCCGCGCACGTTATTGCACGAGTTGCAGAGGTTGCAGTACCCCGTGTGGACCTGCTGCCCATCCACCTTGTTGTAGCTCTTCTTGTAGCGGGATAGATCGTCGGAACGGAGGCCGCAATCCACGCACCGCGGCGATGTGTTCTTCGACCGCGGCACTATGCTTCACCGTTCGTCGTGTCCGTGTTCACAGGTTTCCCGTTCCCCCTCGGACTCAAAACGCACCCCACACGCACACAAAAACGGGCCGAACATCACACGCCACGTTCAAGCAGCACCCGCAACCCCTCATCCCACGTATCAACGAGTGGTTTCGCCCACCATGCGACCGTCAACGGGATGAGTGGGAGGAAACCGGGGGCAACCATGGCCATGATGGTGATGGTTGTTCCGGCTGCGATGAACCCTGCGATCGCGTACAGGATCACCCGGAACGGGTTCATGGCATGTCCAACATGAACCGGAAGTCACGGATCCGGGTAGCGACCTCAACGAGCTTCGCTTCACCTATCGCGTAGTGATGGGCGCACCAGAGAAGGCCGGTGCCGTTCACTGTCGTGGATACCCATGCCTGCGCCCCACACTCGAGGCCATCGCAACGGTCGGCCGCAACAGGACGCCACTCGCTCAGGGATTCGTCGTCCATGGCGGCACCGCCCGTCTAGAGCACCGTGAGTGAAGACAGGTCGAACCCGTCCTCAGTGATGTCGAACACGAGCAGGCCCGCGTCGGAGTCGCCGGCGCCAACGTTGCGGAACCATGCGGATCCGTTGTCCGTGGTGCAAGCCTGAAGCCACCACTTCTGACGTCCCGTGTTCGGGTTGCGACCCGAGGGGAGGACGGTGAGGTGGTGGTAGTGGCCGGTGAGGAGGATGTCGGCGCGTGCAGTGGGCATTCCGCCGTGCTGCTGCTTCTGCCACCAGTCGACCGCGCGCCCTGACGAGAACTGGTTCCCGTGAACAACACCAAGGCCGGTGCCGAGGACGTCGAGGACTACGGATTCGTCGTAGTCGCCGGGGAACGTCCAGTGGGCGTCGATCCCGGCGGCTTCAACCACCTTGCGGGTCTGCTTGTGGACGAAGAGCCCGAGGTCGTCGCCGGCCCGTCCAAGCTGCTGCTTACCCGACCGCCACTGTGTGTGGTTCGACGGGATGCAGACGACATCGACACGGCCGTGACGCTGCATGACCTCGATGAACCGGTACAGTTCGGTTCCGGCGAGGTCCATCTGCTGCGACAGGGACAGGTCGTTCGTGAAGGCGGGGTTGCCGCCTGACTCGAACCCCTCGAACAGGTCGCCGACCTCAGCGAGGACGGTCCTGGACGGTTTCCGTGTCTTCAGATGTGCCGCGAGACGGTCACGCATCCCCGCAAGCCGATCAATCAGCTCCGGGGTGCCGCCTCGGTGGTCTACCTTGCCCGCTTGAACGTCCGAAAGTGCAACGACAGTAACTCGGCTGTCAGCCGTGCCCCTGATGGGGCTTCTCGGTTTGCGTTTTGCTTCGGCGTAGAGGGCAGGCAGGTCAATGGCCTCTTCGCCGGCCGTGATCGACTCGAAGGCGAAGAAGAAGCTGTAGGTGTCTTCCTTGTCGTGGAACGTCTTCGTCCACTGGGAGACTTTGCCGACAATGCGGAAAGCGTCGGGATCGAGACCGGCGAGCGTGAGCAGTTCACGATAGTCGGTGACCATGCGCCGGACGGGGCCGGTTGCTGCCGTGCCGCCGGTCTCGTCGAACTCGGCGTGCTGCTGGTACTTCTTGGGCGGCATGGGGGTCGCGAGCTCGTTGATGTCGTCAGAGAGACTCACGACGGCTCACAATCGTCTCGCGCGTGATCGGAATGCCGTGCTTCTGAGACAGCAGCCGGGCAAGCGGGTTTGCGGGGATCGATTCGTCCTCGATCGCTGCGAGGACTTGCGTGCGCTTGTCGTCGGGCGCCAGGGCGAGCCACTGATCGAACGTCCGGGGCTTCCCTGCCTTCAGTGCGGCGATGTCGCCTGCGAGTTCGTGAGACATCAGTACCCCCAGGGGGTCGGGTGTCACTCCCACAAGCCGGGAGCGGCACGGGGAATGAGAAAGGGTGCCGACCTACAGCCACCCGTGTGGGTGCTGGCTCCGGCTATGACAGGCTGCGCGTTTGCGGCGGCGACTTATGCCTGTGGTTGTGATGATGGCCGGCTCATGGGCTGCGGCCGTCTCTACCCGCTTCGGCGCCTCTGGGTGGACACACAACGGGGAGTTGGTTAAACGAAGAAGGCGGCGGACAAAGTCCACCACCATCGATACACATCATGACAGATATGACAGATTTTGTCAATCACTTGGCCGGCGAGTTTCCTCATTCTTTCGATTTGGCCTGCCTGGGCGGGCTTCTGCCTCTGCTCTTAACAGGTCAGGTAGGTTCAGCCAGACGGCGCGGAGGGGGCGGATCGTCCTGACGCGGCCGTCACGCACCCACCGATAGATCGTCCGTTTGTCCCTGGGGATCCTTTGGAGAGCTTCCTTCATCGTCACCCAGTCGTCTCGCAAGTTCTCTCTCCTGCAACAGGGCCGCGACGGAGAACGTGTCCTCTTCCGCGACGTGGGAACACAGCATGCACTTGACGTTGATGCGGTCGCCCTCGAATCTCGGGGGGTGGTACCGCAGCGACATGTGTTGGCATGAGGGGCACCGGATCCACTGCACGTAGTGGGTTCGGTCTTCGTAGGGCCAGCGCGCGCGGGCGGTCTCCACTTCACGCGTGAAGGTGATTGCGAGCTCGGCGCCGCCCTGGTCGCTGGCTACATCCTCGAGTTCGGGGAACCCGTTGAGTTCGTACAGGAGCCGGCTGATCGCGTCGGCCGCTAGCCAGGTTGGCGGGAGTCCGACGTGGCCTTCACGGGATGTCGCCACTGCGACGTCCGCGTCTGCCGACTTGATGTACCCGGCGATGCTCAGCCAGGCGATCAACGGGCGCGAGTGGTGCATAGCCCACCCGAACCTGTTGAACTGGTCCTCAGTCAGATACCCGACGTTCTCGTCAACCATTCGGCACCTTCCTTGCGGCCTCGTGGGCCTTGTACCGATGCATCAGCTCCGTGGGGCGTCCGAACTCCGCAACCAGCGCGGCGATGTGCTCCGTGAGGGCGTCGGATTCGTGGAACCATTCGCGGCCCTGCGCCAGGTCGCGGGAGAACAGGCTGTGTCGCTCCCGTTCCGTCTCCCGGGTGCCCGGTTCAACGGCAAGTAGCTCCGAACCGGGCGGGTAGGCGCGGGACCGGCTACGCAGGTTCTTCGTGTATCCGATCTTCACCTGGCCGTTGATGCGGATGTAGTACACGATCCCCTCAACGTCAGGGTTCGCGCGACGTAACGGCGCCGCGGCGACAGCCTGCGCTCTTTCCTGCTCCCACTTCATGCGGGCGCGGACCTTCATCGCCTCCGATAGCTCCGGCATGTAGACGGCCTTCTCGAGGTTGCCCATGATCTCAACCTGACATTCGAGGCAGATCGTCCCACCCGCGTACTGTTCCTTTACCGCCGGGTACGGGCGTGTGTGGTGGCGCCCCCATGAACACCAGAATTCGTTGGCCGCAGCCTCGGATCTTCGCTGCTGCCTAGGATTCGCCCGACTTCTCATCCGGCACCCTCCGAGACCAGTTGTTCAACGTCCAGCGTCATGCTGTTCTCCTGTTGTGTCAGCCGGGGCGCACGCGGGGCAGAGATCGGTGTCAGCTCCGCCATCGCTCAGCCACCCTTCCTCAGCCATCAGCGCACGCATATGCGCGCAGCCCTCATCACCAGAACCTTCGAACTCGACAAACCCCTGGAGGTACGCGCCGCACCCGTTGCACTGGAACGCGTGCTCAGCCGAGTAGGTGAACCCGTTGTGAGCGATCTGCAACATCGACGGGTCAGACATAGAACACCCTTCCCAACTCGATCTCCGGGTGCTCATCGGCCATGTGCCTCAGGTGGCGCTCCTCCGCTTCGCGGTGCGTCCACCCCGCGCTCCGGTGCCCACATGTGCTGCACTGCGCGTACTTCGCGCTCATGCCTGTTCTCCTGTCGTTTCGAGTTCCCGGTAGAACCGGTCGAAGTTTCGTTGACTGATCCGAACCACCGCGGCACGTTCACCCGGCAGCACATCCGCGTACACCCACCCGAGATAATGGCCAGCCCTACGCGGGAACGCATCAACAACCCGCACCGGTCGGTCCCATCGCTGCCAGCGTCGGTTGAACCCGTACTGGGTGAGGAGTTCCCCACGCTTCGTTGCAACAGCCTCGCTATACGACATCAGGGGGCTCCAGTCCGGTCGATTGGGGGTCCGGGTCGAACGCGGCCATCGCGACCTGTAGGCCCTCGACCGGCACAACGGCGTTGCGCATCGCACGCACTCGATTCGGGACGCTGGCGCGCTCAAGCCGCGGGAGGCCGTAGGCGTCGGCGAGGTCATTCGCCGACGTGGAGTAGCCCTCCCACGTGCCTATGATGGTTCGCTCCACCGGGGCAAGCATCAGCGGCGGCGTGCTCATCCAGTAGTAGTGACGGTCGGTCACCAGATCGGGCAGGATCGCGGGGCGGTAGTAGGTGTGCACGTTCTCAACGACGTACGCCACGTCGATCGACGACAGATGAGCGACCTCAGCCATGAGCCGCGGATCGGGCTCGAGCTTCTTGCCGTACCGACTCGCGTTCACCTTCGCAAACCGTGAGTGCGTCGGGCACGGCGGCGATGTCCACACGGCGTCGAACTCGTGCCCGTGGTCGAGGACGAACGCGTGCGCGTCCGCGACTATCACAGTGTCGTCGGGGTAGCGCCGCGCGTACTCGGCCGCGACACGCTCGTCGAGTTCGACCGCCGTAATCTGCCACTCACTCGGCCACAGGTGCCGATTCCCGCCGATGCCGGCGTAGGCGTTCAGCACCCTCACCAGAGTCCCTTTCGATTGAGCGAGTCGAGCGCGTCATACTCCGCGTCGGTGCGGTCGTCAGTCGCCCAGTTGCTCCACTTCGCGATTGCCTCGCTGATCAGTTCGAGTTCGGCATCGTTGAGGTAGACGCGCTTGCCCATCACCGACCCCCAATCGTGTGGTGGGTGAGGAGTTCCCCACGCTTCGTAGCAACAGCCTCGCTATACGACATCATGATGCGTCCCTCGCGGCTTCCAGAGCAGCGCGCATCGCTTCTACCCGTGTCGCCTTTCCTTCCCACCCGACGAGAGCGGCCGTGACTTGGGCGTCGGTGATCGGCTTAGAAATCTCCTCAACATGGGTGATGGTGGCGAAAGCCTCGGCAGGATCGCCCGACCATCCGAGTTCGATTGCGCGGTCGGCGACGCCTTCGCGGGTGTGCGAGAGGACGACGACGGTGGTCTTCCCCGCCCCGCTGTGGGGACGGACTTCGATGTGGAACTTCGCGAGCATGATCGGGCGTCCTTCAGATGAGGGTGGGGGCGTTGACTTGGCGGAGCCAGCCGAGCACCTTGGGTAGGTTCTGGTCTGGACCGAACACGATGAATGTGCCGTCTGCGGAGTCGCATCCGATGGCGTTGGCGTACCGCATTCTGGATGCGGAGTTCACGCGGCCCATGTGGACTTCCTTGCCGCGCTTCTTCGCCTCCGCGGTGAGCTCGCGGGCATGGCGCCCGAGTTTCCATTCGGTTGACCCGCCAAGGAAGAGGACGTCGAACTCGTCCCACGGCACCCCGACCGTTTCCGCGCCGTCCTGAGCGACGAATGCGGCCGGGATGCCGAGGGAGCGGATCCGTGGGAGCCACGGGAGAGCTGTCTGCATCGTGACGGCGGCGTCTCCGACCACGTCAGGAGCGACGGCGAACCGGCACCGTTCGGCGGGGAGTGTGGTGAGCCATCCCCACCACGCGTCCTCCCCCGGGTAGCCCTTGCCGAATACACCGTTGTCGGCGCAGAAGAACGCCCCGTCGGGAATCTTGTTTCCCTGACGGGGCGTCACGATGCAGTCGAGCTCTCCTGCTGCCATCCGCTCACGAACTCGCGGCGTCGACGGATTCGCGAAGTACCGCATCAAGATCCGCCTCGGTGCGCACGAGTTGGTGCGAGTGGCAGGCGAGCCACGGGGACACTGGAGCTTCCTCCGGCACCCAGACGATAGTCGGCATGCCGAGCTGCCACGAGTAGAACACCTCCATCGAAGTGCCGACGCTTGGCTTCGGGCAGTGAGCCACGAAAACTTCGCACGAGTCGATGTCGCCCTTGTCGCCCTCGACGATGTCTTCCACGTTCTCGGCCTCGCGGCCTCGGTAGTCGCGGACGGTTGGGTCCACGAACGTGATGTCCGCGTGGCGGTCGATGAGCGCGTTCCGCCACCCGAACACTTCGTCGTCGGAAGATCCGTTGATCGGCCCAGCCAGGTACACCCTCACGCTTTCACCACATGGGATGTCAGGCGGGACCGCACGAGTGAGTACAGGGCGAGGGGAACGATGGTTGCCCACAGCACCTTGCCGATGAACTGCCCGATGATCGATTCCCAGGTGAGTGGGAACCCGGCGATCCAGAGGAACAGGACGGTGTCGACGGGGGCGGCGACGATGTTCGAGATGAGCGCCGCCTTCACGAACCCTTTCGGTCGGATGCTGACGTACACGGCCAGGTCGACCAACTCTGCGACCCCGAACGCGACAGCTGACGCGAGCGCGATAGCCGGCGACGCGAAGACCCAAGACAGCGCGATGCCGAAGCCGATACCGCCAAGAACCCACCAGACGTTCGCGTACCGGTGAACGAAATCGCGCGCGAGGAGGGCGAACCCTGCCGCGTAAGTGCCTGCTGTCACGACCAGCCCGAAGCCGACCGGGACCAGACCGAAGTGGAACGTGAGCACGTTGGCTGCGACGATCGCGCCAACGTAGACGGTGACGGCGATTGCCGCCTTGAGGGTCTTCATGAGTTTTCTCCAGTGGTGTCAGGAATGAGTTCAAGTCCCGACCAGTGGCCGGGTCCGAGTGTGAGGAAGTGACCGGTTGGGCCGTCGAGCACCAGGTAGCCGGACGCGTCGATGTGGACGACTGTCGCTTCTAGGTGGAGTGGCCAGGAACTGGGCCTACGGATCGTCGTTTTCATGTGTCCTCCTCTGCGATCACGGGTGTGCGCTTGTTGTTGGGGCAGTCGGGTCGGCCCCCGGTGAACGGGTTTCGGCATCGTCCGCAGACGTGGGCGGGTGGTTCCGGTGGGGGTGTCTTCATCTCCCGGAACCAGGCGTCTTGTTCCTTCGACACCCGGTAATAGATGTCATCCATGAGCTCAGAAGGGGACGGATTCATCGTCGGGGATCGGGGTGGTGGCCCACGGGTCGCCAGATATGTCTTCTGGCACATATTCCGGCTGCGGGTTCGACTGACCGGCGCGGGTGATCGAGTCCGCCCACACCACCAGCGAGTAATGCTTCTTCCCATTGGTGTCGGTGCGGGTTTCGGTCTTCTCAGTGCCGGTGATGTCGATGCGTTCGCCGTCCTGGAACTGGGCGAGCTGGATGCCGGACTCGCGGGACACCTTCACGTCACGGAAGGTGCGTGCCGTGGTTTCCCATTCGTCGCGGTCGTTCTTGCGTCGGTGAGGTTCGGAGGTCTTCAATGCGAAAGCGTCACCCGACTGGTTGCGGATGACGCTCTCGATGAACGCGGTGTAAGTGATCTGTGCCATTAGCTCTCGCCCTTTCCGAAAAGCGCCTCAACCTCTTCTTCGTTGAGTACGCGCCCCTCGCTGTAGTAGTCGGTGTTCTCGATGCCGCTGACCGCCTTGGCCGCCTCGGGTCGGACTACCGCTGTAGCCGGGTGCTGGAGGATGCTGAGTGCGATCTGAACCCAGTGGTCCCAAGTGCCTTCGGCGTTCGAGTTGCCGTTGCGTGGACTGTGCGACACGAACCAGTCGCCCATCCAGGGGGTGTGGATGATGGTCGCCCGCTTTGCGGCCCGGATGCCGGTGACGTACTTCTCGTTGAAATCCATTAGTCGTCTTCGCTTTCGTCGTGTTCGATCGGGCAGTCGCAGTGATGTGCGGGGGTTCCTCCGAGGAGGATGGTGAAGTCTTCGAGGCGGAGGGTGACGTACTGCTCCCCCATTGACCCGCGCCCGAACCCCCGGCGTTTGTGGACGACGACACCCATTGCGGCGTCGGCGTGCCCGGCTTCGATCTGTGCTTCCTGGATCCACCCGGCAAGGTCGAGACGGTTGTGGTTCTTCGCTTCCACACAGATGGGGCCGGCGTGGGAGTTGAGTCCGGCGATGTCGCCCTCGTCGCGGGCGCCCTTGCGTGCCCGGCGTTCGATGGCGCGGGTTCCGAACGCTTCCCGCCAGTACTCGACCAGCCACGTCTCGAACGACGTCCCGGCCTGCCTGGCGGTCCTATGAGATCTGGTCATGCTGCGGTCCCGTCTGCTTTTTCGATCCACCGGGCAAGGTCGCGTCGGTGGTGGCGGTCGGCGAGGCGTGCCAATGCGAACGGGGCACGGTTGAGAATGTTCGCGGCCTGGGTGGCGGATTCGCCAGCTTCCTTCAGGTGCTCGAGCTCGTCGATGAGATATGCGGCCCGGTCGGTTGTTTTCTCCACGCGGGCCGGTTCGGTGTCGTTGTCGATGTCGTCCCAGTCGAGCGGTCCCGCCCAGCCCTTCCGAATCGCGCGGCCGATGGTATGAACGGATCGCCCGCCCGGAGGCACCACGTTCCACAACCGGTCGTAAACGGCGGCGACCCTGCGCGCGGTCGCGGGGTACACCCACGGCCCGTCGGTCATCTGAATGACGTTCTGTTTGGTCCCGCCAATGTGAGTGGCGAGTTCCGCAGCGGTCCACCCCATGCGCATGAGGGCGCGGATTCGGCGGACTGTTCCCGTGGCGTCATGCAACCGGTCCTCGACCTTTCCCAACGGCTTCATGTGCCGGTACCAGAAGTTGTATTCGCGTTTGTGGGTGGTGCACGGCTCGCATTGGCAGCGGTGCCGGTTGTAGCAGTTCGTCGACCGATCGTGCGGGTGATCTGGTGGGCAGATCACGTGGACCTCCGGTAGCGGCGGTTGGCTGGGAGGCCCATGCCGCGTCGTGCGGCAGCGACCGTTCCGACCGTGGGCCACACGAGGTCCGAGGCGATGTCGGCGTCGCACATGCCCGTCTTCACGCGAGCTCGGACGGCGTCGAGGAAGTCGCGTCCGTGGCGGGTGCGGGTCATCTCCGCCCGAAGCACTTCACCGGGTGTGACGCCGCGACGTTCCGCCATCTCCTGGATCCGCCAGACGTCTTTCGGGTCCAGGTCGACCATGATCTTCATTCGGTTGCTCCGGGGTATGAGAAAGGGCCACACCAGACCGGTGCGACCCTTTGGGATGGATGATGCTGTTCAGTTCTTCAAGGGTGGGCGCAGCGTCGCGCTTACACCCGAGCCATAGACGGTGGGCGGCACAGTGATGCCCTGGAATCTGGCTACCCACTCGACCGCGCCGTAGCAGATGCCGCAGAGCCACACGGTCTGCTCACGGAGCACAACGCGGGTGTAGCCGCGTGCCGCCTCGCCGTGCGCGATCGTCGATGTCGCCTTGCACCCGTCGCATGTATAGATCGTGACGTCTCGTCGTCCCATCATCAGCTCCCGCTCGGTTGTTTCGAGGTCTTGAGTTCTTTGAGCCGGCGTACTTCTTCCCAGTAGGCGTTGAGCCCTTCCTGGGAGAACTCTGGTTCGGGAGCCGGGTTCAACTGCCGTTGGATTCGCGCCCGTCTTGCTTCTGATTCGTGGATCTTCTTGACGTTCGCGATGACATGTCCGGGCATGAGCCAGGTGGTGGTTTCGCGGTAGTGCATGCGAGCGGCCTCGACAGCGTCAGTGAGGTTCACATGGGCGAGGTCGTCGGCCCACACGATCGCTACTTCCTTGTCGACGGTGCGTCCGTCACGGGCTGACGCCAGGGTCAAGAGCTGGAATGCCTCTTGCAGGTTCATCTCCGAACAACCTCCTGTATTCGGCCGCGTTCTGAGCGGCTTTCGAAACCTTCGGGGCACCACCGCGGGTGGTGTCGCCCTGTTTGCGGCGCATCCAGTTCCGCCACGTCGCTTCCCAGTCCAACTTCACGCCCTTCGCGCCGGGCTGGGCGATCCAGTAGTCGACGAACGTGGCGTGTTCGCGGCGGTAGTCGACGCCGGGGCATTCGGCTTGGATCTTGTCGACGGTTTCCTGTGATGGGCGCCAGTCGATGTGTAGCCGAGACCCCCGCGTAGCGGGTTCTCTCTTCTTCGTAGAAGAAGATGTCTCTGTCTCTGTCTCTGTCTCTGAGCTATCGCTTGCCGAAGCTTTGCCATCCTTTTGCCATCGTTTTGCCGCACCTTTGCTACCCGCTCGAGACCGGGCTGCTGAAACCTCCGCACGCTTCGCGTCAATCTCGGCCCGCAGGGGGTGATGCTTCTCGAAGTCGTGGATGCGCCACCCCGGCTTCGGCGACTCGACGCGGATCCAGGACGGCTTCTCCGGGTCATTGCAGGAGAGTTCTGAGGCGACGTCGGCGCCCCACCGCCTCAGCACGACGCGTTCGTCGAGGAACCCGTCAGACAGCATCCGGCGGGAGTAGAACGTGGCCTCGAAGATCGCCCTGAACGCTGCGTCCGTGAGCCCGATGATCTTCGGGTGTTCGTCCATCTCGATGGGGAACGGGGCGAACAGCCGGTCGTCCTTGTTCGGGTCTTTGGGCACTAGCCTGTCTCCCTCGTTGGTGCAGCCATCTCCCGTGCTTCCCGGTTGGCTTTCTTCCGTGCCTTGATCTCGGCCCACGACTGACCCGTCCGCCTGTACCCGAAATGCCACAACGCCATCGCCCGAACACAGAACATGCACGCACACGCCTGACGGTCCGCCTTCGCCAGGTTGCAGTCAGCACACGCCGGCACGAGGTTCCACCAACTCCTAGACCCACCGGCCGTGTCCGGAACGATGTGGTCACGGGTGTTCGCCAGTAACCCGCAGTAGTGGCATCGCGTACCCGGTGGGATGGGTTTGGAGTAGGTGATTGTCCTCACGCCGCACTGGGTGGCGAGGGTGTCACGGTACGGCGGGCCGGCTGGAGGCTTGCGTGCCATCACTCGTCTCCGGTCCGGATGACGGGTGCGTGATTCAACGCCCATCGGATGACACCGAGGTCCACGGAGCAGGCTTCGTTGATCTCCTCGACGGTCCAGCCGCGGCGGATCCAGAGTGCGCGGATGGCGGCGTCTCGCGCCGGCGCGGCCGGACCTGATGCCATGCTGATGAGGTTCATCACCCAGGGGTCATCAGCCATCACGTCACCTCCTAGAAGTCGGGTTCGGGTTTGACCGGTACAGCGCGCCCGTCTGTGGTCAGCCAGGTTTGTTCGCCGCGATAGTGGACTGGCGAGAGTTGCGGGTTGCCCCAGGAGTTGACGGACCATCCGAGCTCGTGACCTTCCGCGGAGTGCGCGACCCCGTGGCAGCCGGTGTGGTTTCCCCAACCGCACAGGTAGATCAGGTTGGAGACTTCGTGCCCGCCGCCACGGGACCGGTACTTCCGGTGGTGGAGTTCGGTGGCTGGTTGTTTCCCGCAGCCCTCACAGAGACCGCCGCACCGTTCTTGGACGATGCGGCGGTTGCGGGCCGGGATGGGTGTGGCGCGGCTCATATTGGGCGTTCCCAGAACAGGTCATCCCACTCCCACGACTGCGACCAACACCCCTTGCAGTAGTAGTTGTCGAACCGTTCCGCCATGATCTCGATGCGTTTCAGCGTGCGGTGGTCGACGCACCAGTATGCGGTGCGGGGGCAGGCGCGGCATCCGACGATCCATGCGGCGCCGTGGGAGCAGGACCGGCAGGTGAGTTCGTTGTGGAGCCAGGTTTCGTTGAAGGTGTCCGACGATTCGAGAACAGAAGTCATGACACCGACTCCCACGGTCCAGCGGTGATGACCCGCTTCGGCGTGCGCCGGTAGTGGATCACGTTCGACCCGTCGCAGTCCGACGAGATGGTGTACTCGTAGGTGCCATCGTTGACGAGCGAGTCCTGGAACTCGTTCTGCCATCCGACGTCGGCGCCGGGGGCCAGCTCATCGAGCAGGGCGCGAAGGTCTTCAACGGGAATCGGAATCGTCGTCCCGTCCTTCTCCCCGCGGATGGCGTCACGGATCTTCGCCAGCACCTTGTCTCGTGCGTTCATGTTCCGTGTCCTTTCTGTCCGCACGTCGGCAACATCACCCCGTCAACATCCGGCGCAGTACCAACCATGGGCCGCAACCCACACCAGGCACACGTGAACGTGGAGAACGCCATGGCCCGCACAGCATCACCAATCCGAGACGGCTCAGTCATGACAACCCCTCCTGCACGTAAGTGAGCACGTCGCCGCGCTCGGGTACCCAGTCCCACATCTGCACGGCGGCTTCGATGTTCGCGAGCGCCATCCGCGCCCGGTCCTTACGCGACCGCTCTCTTGCGGCCACGCCCCTCTCGGCATCGACGAGCAGGCTGAGCGCGTTCTCGCGGAACGCTGGTGTCTGCGAGCGCCAATACCCGTCACGGGGGTAGTTCATTTCCGCTCCTCGGGTTCGGGGAAGATGTCGTCGAGGTGTTCAGGCATCGACCCAAGCGACCCCGCACCCGAGTTCTTCCACAACTCCGCAAGGGACTTCTGAACCCGGTTGATGGTCTCCTGCTGGTACGGGGCATCCATCACGACTCCTCGTGCTTCAGGCCGGGGAAGAAGCGGAGCGCGCGGCCGATCGCGACGGACTCCGCGGTCTCGGTTGCACGGTTCGCGTACAGGTCGCCGTCTGTGTAGGAACGGGATGCATGCGCGGTCGTGGTGGGCTTCCGGTCGCTCGCGTCCCGCCAGACGCGAGCGGTCGCTACGACAACGTCGCCGGACTGCTGGTAGATGACGTCGGTGACGATGCGGCCTTCCGGGTACTTGTCCCAGAACGCGAGGACCTTCTGGTCGACGGTGCGAACGTCGTCCGGGTCCTGGTCCGGGTCGAACATTGACACCGGAGATGATTGACGCCCCCTGTCGATGCGAGAGGGGGCGTCGTCGGTGGGAAGAAGGATGTCGGTCATGCGACTGCTCCTTGGTGGTTGTCGATGTAGTTGTAGATGGCATACTGGGGTGCCTTGACCATTCCGATAGGGCCGCGGGTGGAGTGCTGATATCCGGGCCACCGGTTCGTCTCAAGGCATTCGGCGTACAGGTTGATTGCTCTGCGGGCTTCGTCCCGGCCCATGCGCTGCTCGTCCTCCCCGAGCGCAAACACCGACGCGAGGTAAGGTGCGTCCGTTTCCACCACAACCCACAGCCACGGCAGTTGCTCCCCGGTGATGAGCTCGTAGATGTGTTCGTATAGGGCGTACTGGACGTGGTAGCCGAAGTTGAAGACTGACTTCGAGAACCCCGCCTCCGACGCTTCCCCTGATGTCGTCTTCAGGTCGGCGATGGTCTTACCCGGGCGGAGGTAGTCCAGCCGGCCACGCAGCGCCACACCCGTCTCGGGATCGGTGGTGAACATGGATACTTCCGGGCGTCCGCCTTCGACGAGCGCGCGGGCGGTGTCGTTCTGCAAGACCGCCTCCGCCATCTTGTTGACCACGTTGAACTGAACGCGCTTCAAGGGGATCTTCCCTTCGGCGCGGCAGGCGTCCTCGAACTCTCGGGCCGCGTTCGTGTTGGTTGAGCCGTTCTTCGCCAGCACGTCTTCGGGGTACACCTCTACCTGCGCGCCCACCCCGAGGACTCGCGCATGGCACGCCGAGCCGAGGTCGTAGGCGTCTTTCGTCGCCTGCGGGCGGGAGATGTAGTCCTGATAGTGCGCCGGGGACTGAAGGATCTTCTTCGCGCCCGTTGAGCTCAGGCCCGCCTGCGAGTGGTAATAGCTCTCAGGCATCGAGTACACGAGGCCACTGTTCATGCGTGCTCCCCCAAGATCTTCCGGGCGACGGCGGTGGACATGCCGTGCAGCTTTTCGTAGGCGTTGCGCGACAAGCCCAGGCGCTTTGCGGCGAGGTCTAGCACAGCGCGCCGCCGGCGTTCCCCGAGGCGCTTGCACTCGAGGCAGGTTCGCTTTCCCCGGGTAAGACTCACAACGGCGCCCGCCACCGCGACGTCATGCAGACCGGCACGGCACATTCCGGTGAAGTCGAGCGATGTCGCCCCGCGCACCGTGTTCTCGCGCATCGTTACGGGTTCGAGATGGTCTGGCCGGACGCACAGAGGCGTGCGGCACAGATGGTCGAGCACGAGCCCGTCAGGAATGGGGCCGTTCACAAGCTGGTATGCGCGTCGGTGAGCGAGGCCGGTCTTCCGGTTCGGCATATGTACCTTGCCGTAGCCCATGCTGGTTCGACCGGCAGTCCACAGCCAACACTCGCCAGACTTGTCCACACGCTCCCAGAAGGCGTCTTCGCTGCGCGGGTCATGCAGTTTGCGCGGAACGGTGAACGGCTTGCCGCGGTGCTGCTGCTCCCAGTGGGAGCGGCACCACCCCCGCACCTCCGCCACCTTCTCGCAGAAGTCCACGTCGCACTTCACTGGTTCTTCCCCTGTTGTGTGGTTGCGCCGGCGAGGTACCCGTCGATGTATGCGGCGTACCTGTCGTAGTCGGGGTCGCCGTAGTTTCGGTGGCCCATACGGTTGCGTGCGTACACGACGGCTTGCGTTTCAACATCCGCAACCGACGGGACGGGATTCACGGTCATGCCTGTTCTCCTGTCGTGTCAGCCGGAACCGCCTCGCGTGCCAGCAATGTGAGACACAGGCGGCATGTCACCTCCGCTGAGTTGCGGGTGGTGTGCTCGGATGCCGACGCACCGTTGCCGTGCAGGCTCGTGGGTGCGTCACCGATCCAGTGGACGATCGACGCCCGCCGCTCGCTGAGAGATTGGCGCAGTCGCCCCATGAGGTCGTCGGTCACGGTAGGTCTCCTTCTTGGTCAGTCGCGTCGTCGCGGGCTGAACAGCACGGTCAGTACGGCGTGAACAATGAGGGCGATGAGTAGCCCGTTCCTTACCGCGAGTGCGATGGCGTGGGCTTTATGGATCCGCACTAGGCCCCCGTAACCATCGAGAGCTGGACGACGACCCCAACGACGCGGAGGCTGAACGATAGTCACGGCGCGTCCTCGAGTAATCCGGTGTGGATGGCGCGCGCTTCCAACCACAGGTCTTTCAAGATCTCTTTGGAGATCCGGCGCAGCGCTCTGGCGTGCTGGTGTCCGGGGGACAGCGGCGTGCCGGCGGCGGCTGGCTTTCCGCTGGGGCCGCACCGGATGCAGTCCTGCGCATCTGCGCGATGAAGTTCAGATCGTCCACCGTCGCGTCCGCGAGTTTCTTGTAACCGTGCGGAAGGCTGATCACCTGATTCAAGAACGACGGCCAGTACTCGTCCCGGATGAGCGCTTGCTTCGTTGACAGGCTCTTGCGGGCAGGCGTCGACTGTGCACGGAGGTATCCAGCCTCGCTCGAGACGCGCTGTGCGATGAGGTCGAGGAAGTAACCCCGCATGTCAGGCTCGGCAATACGACTGACCACAGTCTCCGCAATTTCTCTGGGCTCGACGTTTTCGGATTCGGCGATGACCCCGCGGATGATCGCACCGATCGAGATTCTGTCTGTCGCTTCCATGACGACCCCCTTCGTTGTTGTGTGCTCGGCGGTGGAGTCGAACCACCGCTGCGACCATCCGAGCCACCCCGCGCCTTCATTCCCCCGACCCATCACGGGTTCGTTCGGAAAATCCTTGAGCGCGATGTATCAGAGC